TCACGCCCGATCACAAGGAGTACGCCGGGGTCATGGGGCCGGTGGCGCAGTCCTTCGGGTTCCAGAGCGGCGGCGCTGCGCCGACGGCAGCCCAGCCTGCGGCGGCTCCGGCGGCCGGCATGCGTCCCTCTTGGGCGCAGTGAGGCGACGCCATGCTGCTTCGCCCCCGCCAGAAACTCTTCGTGGAGCGCAGCGTTGCGGCGCTGCGCAGCCACGGCAACATGATCGGCGTGGCGCCCACCGGCGCCGGCAAGACGATCATGCTGTCCGGCGTGGTCGGCGAGATCCTGAAAGAGCGCGACGCCAAGGCCTGCGTTCTCGCCCATCGCGACGAACTCACCGACCAGAACCTCGACAAGTTCCGCCGCGTCGTTCCCGGTCTCTCCACGTCCGTCGTCGATGCGCGAGAGAAGTCCTGGAAGGGACAAGTGACCTTCGCGATGGTTCCGACGCTGGCGCGCACCGGCAATCTCGATGCGATGCCGACGCTCGATCTTCTGGTCATCGACGAAGCGCATCATGCCGCCGCCGACGGCTATCGGCGCATCATCGACCGGGTCCAGACGCGCAACCCGAAGGCGCTGATGTATGGCGTGACGGCGACGCCGAACCGTGGCGATCGCAAGGGCCTTCGCCCGGTTTTCTCGAATGTCGCCGACCAGATCCGGATCGGCGAACTCATCGCCTCCGGCCACCTCGTGCCGCCGCGAACCTTCGTGATCGACGTCGGCGTCCAGTCCGATCTCGGACGGGTCCGCAAGACCGCCGAGGATTTCGACATGGCCGAGGTCGCCAAGGTGATGAACCGGACGCCCGTGACGGACGCCGTGATCCGCCATTGGCGTGAGAAGGCAGGTGATCGGCAGACGGTCGTGTTCTGCGCCGATGTGGCCCACGCCACCGCTGTCGCGAACGCCTTCCGTGAAGCCGATGTGCCGACGGTGCTGGTCACCGGCGAGATGGCGGAGGCGAGCCGCAAGGCTGCTCTCGCCGACTTCGCCGAGGCCCGAGCGCGCGTCATCGTCAACGTGGCGGTCCTGACCGAGGGCTGGAACCACCCGCCGACCTCCTGCGTCGTGCTGCTGCGCCCGAGTTCCTATCGCTCGACCATGGTCCAGATGGTCGGTCGCGCCTTGCGCACAGTGAACCCGCAGGAACACCCGGGCGTCGTGAAGACGGATTGTGTCGTGCTGGATTTCGGCACGTCCACGATCCTGCACGGCTCGTTGGAGCAGGATGTCGATCTCGACGGCCGCGAGCCGACCGGGGAAGCGCCGAGCAAGACGTGCCCGTCCTGCGATGCGATCATCCCGCTCTCGTCGCGGGATTGCCCGCTCTGCGGCCATGCCTTCACCTGCGACGACGCCTCGGATGCGCCGCAGCCGCTCGGCGACTTCGTGATGAGCGAGATCGATCTCCTGAAGCGGTCGAGCTTCAAGTGGTGCGATCTGTTCGGCGACGATGCCGCGCTGGTCGCGACCGGCTTCTCCGCCTGGGCGGGCGTCTTCTTCCTGAACGGGCGCTGGTACGCGGTGGGCGGCCGGCAGGGCCAACCAACCACGCTCGTCGGCACTGGCGAGCGCATGGTCTGTCTGGCTTCCGCCGATGACTGGCTGAACGAGCACGAGAGCGACGAGACCGCGCATAAGACCCGCCGCTGGCTCTCGCAGCCCCCGACTGACAAACAGCTGGCGCTGCTGCCAATGGAGTACCGCCAGGACTTCGGTCTGACCCGCTACCAGGCCTCCGCGCTGATCGCCTTCCAGTTCAACAAGGCCGCGATCCGTCGGCTCGTGTTCGGGGCCGATCGCGAGACCCTTGCGAGGGCGGCGTGATGGCAGGCGACGCCCATGACACCTTCGCAGCAACCGATATCGGACCGGGAGCGTCTCTGGCACCCGAAGGGCATCCCGTGCGCCGTCTGCTGGAGACCATCACGCGGCTTTGGCTGGCGCGAGCCCTTCCGTACGAGCCGGCCGCGCCCGGAGCGCTGGTTCTGCTCGATCACCTGTCAGGCCTTCTGGTCCTCGTCGGAACGGAGGCGTTCCGTGGTTGATCTGACCGAACAGGAACGCGCCGCCATGCGTGCAGCGCTCCGGCCCGTCGCCGAGCTCATGGAAGAGATCGGCTGGACGACGCCGCTCGCCAGCCTCTCCGAAACGCAGGTGCTGACCCTGATCGAAGCCGCCATCGGCAGCTTTCAGGAAGCGATGGCGGCGAGCGCCGCGCAGGCGAGCACGGAGATTCCGTTCTGATGCTCGACTTCAACTCACGCACAACGCTTGCCGACCACCTGAACCCGCGCATCGATGCGGCGCTTGCCAGTGAGCGCGCTGCCGTCCCGGCGCGAGGTTATCTCGGCGCATCTCGACTCGGCGTCGCCTGCAACCGCGCGCTTCAGTTCGAGTTCACGGACACACCCCGTGATCCCGGCGCGGGTCTCGACGGCCGGACGCTCCGGATCTTCGAGATCGGCCATGCTCTCGAAGAGGTCGCCATCCGCTGGCTTCGGGCGAGCGGCCTCGATCTCGTCACGTGCAAGAACGATGGCGGCCAGATCGGGTTCTCCGTCGCGGGCGGGCGTATCCGCGGTCATGTCGACGGCGTGGTGTTCGGGGCTCCCGACATGCCGGCCCTTCAGGTTCCAGCGCTGTGGGAATGCAAGACGATGAACGCCAAGGCTTGGCGGGAGACCGTCGCCAAGGGCGTTGTCCTCGCAAAGCCGATCTACGCCGTCCAGATCGCGATCTATCAGGCCTATCTGGAGCCTGCGCTGCCGGGCGTCTCCGAGCATCCGGCGCTCTTCACCGCCATCAACAAGGATACCGCCGAGCTTCACCAAGAGCTCGTGCCGTTCGATGCCGGTCGCGCTCAAGCCGCGAGCGACCGCGCCGTGCGCATCCTGCGCGCGACCGACGCGCATGAACTGCTGCCGCGCATCGCGCACGACCCGACGCACGTCGAGTGCCGCTTCTGCCCATGGGCCGAGCGTTGCTGGAGGCTGCCCGGATGAGCGCTGACGCGAACCTGCGATCCAGCGATGTCCGGTCCGCGGCCGAGCCCATGCTCACGCCGGACCAGGACACCATCGCGCTCTTCATCGACCGTGTCTTCGGCTATTGCGATGGGCTGATCCCCGTGCGCGGCCTTGCCGAAAAGGGAACCTCGGTTCGCCCCCACACAGCCTGGATCGCAGCGGATCGCGAGACCTCGACGAAGATCGTGACCTCAGCCATCTGGGCCGCGCGCGAAGGCGCGGCGCTCTATGTCGTGCCCGGAACGGTCGCTGAGCAGGGTCAGGCCAAGGCCGAGGACGTCCGGCAGATCCAGACCATCGTCGTCGATCTCGACTCCGGCGATGTCGAGCAGAAGCTCGCTCACCTCAGGCGGCACCTGCCTCAGCCGGTGATGGTGATCGAGAGCGGCGGGCGCACGGAGACCGGCGCGCCGAAGCTGCATGTCTGGTGGCGGCTGAATGAACCAGCCGAAGGCGCGGACGTTGATCTCGTCTGCGGCTTACGTGGACTGATCGCCGACAAGGTCGGCGGCGACCCGCATTTTCGCTCGGCACATCAGCCGATCCGCGTCGCGGGATCGGTCTACTTCAAGGGCGGAGCCTCACGCCTCGTTACGATTCGCGAGAGCGGGGCAGCCGAGATCGACCTGCGCGACTTCGCCGATGCGGTCGAGGCGATGCCGGCGTTTCCGGGTCTCGCGCCGCCTATCGAGACGCACGCACCACCTGACAAGCCGACGCTCGATGACGTTCTGTCCCGTCGCACCCGCGCGGGCGGCGTCGATCCTGTCACCCGCTTCGAAGCGGCCAGCATGGCGATCGGCCATCATGTCCGGCTCGTTCATGAAGGGCGCGAGACCGAGGACGAGGCGCGCCGCGCGATCCAGGAGTTCAACCAGGCCTGCCTTGATCCGGCCTGGCCCGCCGAGCGCATCGACGCGGAATTCGATCGGCTCTGGCGCCGGCATGTGGCCCGCAACGGGCCCGGCCTGACGCTCAGCCCCGCACCGATCGCTTCGATCCCGGCTTTCACGCTCGGCGCGCTGATCGACGACACGAGCCCGATGCCGGCCGACATCATCGCGCCGCGCGTGCTCACGCCCGGTGGCATGCTGGTGCTGGGCGGCGCGCCGAAGGTCGGCAAGAGCGACTTCCTGATCAGCCTGCTCGCCCACATGGCGGCGGGGGCCGCGTTCCTCTGCTTCAAGCCGCCGCGCCCTCTGCGCGTGTTCTACCTCCAGGCCGAGATCGACTACCACTACCTGCGCGAACGGCTGCAGGGCCTCAGCCTGCCGAAGCCGGTGCTCGCCATCGCGCGCGACAATCTCGTCGTGACGCCGAAGCTCCGGCTCATCCTGGACGGGCGTGGCCTTGGCTTGGTCGAAGCCGCGATCCTCGGCGCGTTCGAGAGCGAGCGCCCGGACATTCTGTGCATCGATCCGATCCGCAACCTGTTCGACGGCGGCCCCGACGGCGGCGGCGAGAACGACAATGACGCGATGCTGTTCTTCCTGCAGGCGCGGGTGGAAGCGCTGCGCAACGCCGCCGCCCCCGAAGCCGGGCTGATCCTCTGCCACCACACCCGCAAGGCGCAGAAGAAGCAGATTGCCGATGACCCGTTCCAGGCGCTCGCCGGTGCCAGCGCGCTGCGCGGCTTCTATAGCGCCGGCATCCTCATGCACCGCCCCGACGAAGAGCGCCCCGAGCGCCGCCTCGAGTTCGAACTGCGCAATGGCCCCGCGATCGAGCCGATCCTCATCGACAAGCGGCAAGGCCGCTGGATCATGCTCGATCCGAAATCCGAGCGCCTGGTGCGCAAGGACCTCGGCGAGCGGCTCGATGCCGAGCGCGCCCGCAAGCGCGACGTGATCCTCGACATCCTCGATGAGCAGGCGCGCGCCGGACACCTCTATACGGCCCTGCAATTCGCCGAGGCTTTCGAGAACCAGGCGGGGCTCGGCGGGCGCACGACGATCCGTGAGCGGGTGAGTGTCCTCGCCACCAAGGGCTACGTGAAATTCACCCGCGACGGCGGTCCTTATGGCCTGCCCAACGCCCGCTCGAAGCTCGGGTACCTCGTGATCGAGGGCATGCAGTTCCCATCGGGCGAGAGCGTCGATGCGGACACCGGCGAGGTTATGCCCGCCTTCATTCCCGTTCTTCCCACCCATTACAAGGCAGCCCAGACCGGTGCCGTGCTCGACGTCGAGGACCCGCTCGTCTGGGTCTATCCCGAAGGAGAGACCCCATGATTTCCCCCGGCGAGAAGTTGCCAACGGCGCGGTTTTGGCAACTGGCAACTTCGGCAACTGGCAACTTCCCGGCACGAAAAGCCGTTTCTCATCAGCATCTTGCGGAAACGGTGAAGTTGCCGGTCGGCAATCTGGCAACTTCCCTCCGGCAACTTGGCAACTTCAAAAGGTCGTTCGATTTCAATGGCTTGAAGAAGTTGCCAGATTGCCAGAATTCCTGCTCTCCCTACGGGAGAGACGAGCGAGCGCCCATCAGGCGCGCTCGTCCGTCGCGATCTGTGTCGTCGGCAGCGGCGTTGGCAATCACCCTCCAGCCCGTCTCCGTCGCACCGCTCGATCCGACCATGGTGCCCCTCGGCACCGATCCCCTGCGACCGGGACAGGGCCCACTCCTCGCCCTTGATCTCGGCACGACCACCGGCTGGGCCCTGCGCCTTGCAACCGGCCAGATCCTGCATGGCTCTGTCTCGTTCCGGCCGAGCCGCTTCGATGGCGGCGGCATGCGCTTCGTTCGCTTCTCCGCATGGCTCGACACCCTGATCACCGACGCCGGCAGTATCGAAGCGATCTACTTCGAAGAGGTGCGCCGCCACCTCGGTGTCGATGCCGCCCATCTCTATGGCGGCTTCCTCGCCACGCTGACCGCATGGTGCGAGCATCGAGCCATCGCCTATCAGGGCGTGCCCGTCAGCACCATCAAGCGCCATGCGACGGCCAAGGGCAATGCGGGCAAGGACGCCGTCATCGCCGCCGTCACTGCGCGCGGCTTCAACCCGAAGGACGACAACGAAGCCGACGCCATCGCACTGCTCCTCTGGGCCATCGAGACCAAAGGAGGCCTGCGATGAGATGGGCGCCACCCGGTTTCGGCGGCAAGCGGCGCTCGCCGGAAGAGATCAAGCGTGAAGGCTGGCGCGAACAGAAGGTCCTCGTGGTCAGCGAGACCGATCCGCGCCTGACCTGGCCCGAGCGTGAGCTCGTGCGCCAACTCGGGGACAAGCTCTACGGATACACAAAGGAGGCGCGGCATGGACGTCTGGACCCGTGATCAGGTGGAGGAGCGTCTCGCCGAGGCGGCTGATGTCCTGAAGCGCCTGCCTGATGCGAAAGGTCAGGGCTATTTCAGCACCTGGCCACAGATCGTCTACGAGTTCGCGGATCTCGTCGGCCAGGAGCCCCCACGACTGCGTCGGCCCCCGCCGTCGCCTTCCGCCATCTCCCGGATGGAAACGACCTTCGACTGGTTCGCGTGGCTGGAGCCGGAAGACGCCAAGCTCGTCTGGACGCGCGCCGAGGGCACGCCGTGGAAGCCGATCTGCTGGCGCTTCGGTCTGTCGCGCGCAACGGCGCACCGCCGCTGGGAATACGCGCTGAGCGTCATCACGTGGCGGCTCAACGGACGCCGGCCACCCGCGAAGCGCTCGCAGCGGTTCGTGGTCGATGCGACGCGCCGCGTGTCAAGCTGAATGCATCTCGTGAGACAATTTTCAGTGAGACATTTCCCGGCGAGACAGAACAGGGCGAATTCGCGTATCCCGGTGGCATGCTCGCGAGAGGCGCATCCCAAGCCGCCCGGCTGACGAGTTTGGTTCCTTCCCGGCGGATACCCTATGCGGGAGGGCGTGGCGCGAAACGTCGCTAGCGAGGTGCGGATTTTTTGGGAAACCACCCGGAGTCCAGCGCCTTTCACGGCCGCTCCGATGTCCTGACGAACACAAGCTTTTTTGCCTTCTGGACGTCTGCCATGCCTGGACCCTTCGCGGAGTCCGGCATGGCATCCGGCATCCAGCGGCCAATCGACGGCGACACGCCCAGCCATCACCGGACATCATGACCCTCAGCTTCGCCCCCGAAGTGATCGAGACCTGGCCGCTCGACCGCTTGCGCCCCTAGGCGCGCAACGCCAAGACCCATGGCTCGGACCAGGTCGCCAAGATCGCCGCGAGCATGGCGGAGTTCGGCTGGACCGTTCCCGTGCTGGTGTCGAGGGATGGCGAAGTCATTGCTGGCCATGGCCGCATCATGGCGGCTGCGCAGCTCGGCCTTACCGATGCGCCCGTCATCGTGCTCGATCATCTGACCGAAGCGCAGCGTCGCGCTTACCGCATCGCCGACAACAAGCTGACCGAACTCGGGGCTTGGGATGAGGCGCTGCTTTCGGGCGAGTTGCAGGAACTCGTCGCCGATGAATTCGACCTGTCGCTGATCGGCTTCTCCGATGGCGAGCTCGACCGGCTGCTCGCGCTGGAACCGGGCGCCGAGACATCCGACGCTACGGGCGTCGCCCCGGTTGTGATTCCGGAACCGCCCCGCAATCCGGCGTCTCGCCTTGGGGATCTTTGGATTCTTGGCGACCACAGGCTGCTCTGCGGCGACAGTACGATCGCCGCAGATGTCCGCCGCCTGATGAATGGCGAGCGGGCGATCCTGTTCGCCACCGACCCGCCTTATCTCGTAGATTACGACGGCTCGAACCACCCGACCCG